ATCAAAATTGGTCTATATTATATTTTTGTTTGGTATAAATCCAAACGTTTCATTGCATCATCAAGTAATGTTCTGTAAAAATCAGCTGCTTTAATTTCGGTTTCTATTTCAACAGTTTTAGCCTCAGCATTATTTTTACGCCTTGCAAAAAACCAAGTGATTAAGCCGACGAAAAAAACAGTTAGAATTTGGTATAAAAATTTCTCCATTCGATGGTTTTAAAAAAAAGGCTACTACTTTTGCAGTAGCCTTTTGTTATCTATATAATTACTCCCGAGTATCTATCCATTACAGGAACTGCAATGAAATAATGACGAATCGCATACTCATTTTGTTGAGTTTGTGGAGCAGATTTAGCATCTGCAAAATATTGTTTAGTCAAACCAGTTTTCTTAACAATATTCTCTGGGTGGAAAATAACAGATGCATTTCTATCAGTTCCACCTGGAACAGCTCCCCACGTTTTTTTAACTCCCGCAGCTGTATACATTGGATTGTCTACGTTTTCGTAAACTTCAAATCCAGCCAAAACACCTTTAATGGTACCAGCCAAGTAATCGGCTAATTTGTCGGCATATTTGTTTGAATTGTCTTCTAACAAATCGGTTACGTGATCGTCGCACAAAACGATTCTTCTACCACGTTTTTTGCACTTAGCGTCATTCATTGCCTTTCTTGCAGCAACTAAGTCTTTCCAAAGCATTTTTCTACGTCCACCAACTGTAACCTCGTCACCTGTACATTGAATTACAAATGTTTTGTTGGCAACGGCTGCCTGTGGAGCAATAGAGTGAATTGCTTTTGCAAATTTTGATTCAGTAATATCATCACGATGTGACTTTGTTATTGTATCAATTTGCTTATAACTAGAACCATTTGCTTGATCATCAGTCAAAGTAGTAACTTTCGTTTGGTATTTATCCAATTGAACAGTCATATTGGTATCATCATAAGCAACCAAAGCAATAGGATAAGTCGTATTGTTAATCAATACGCCTGGTCTAAAAGTTGTGATTGGAATATGAATGATATTTGATTCAGATGCTGAACCAGAACCCACCTCAAGAACCTGAGTGTCAATTTCTGGAATACCATCTAACCATGGAGCTAATTGCTCATCTTGGAGTAGAGCTCTTACTCTTGACTCCCACATTTCTGGAAATGCTGCTGGCATAATATTTTATTTATTGGTTAAACAATTTTTTGTAAGCTTCAGGATTTGATTCTTTGAAACTTAATTTTAACTCATGAGATAACTTCTCAAAATCATCCATTGATGAAACAATAGCAGAACCATTACCAACTGGAGTTGTTACTCCAGCAGAAAAATTTTGCTTTGGCGTGATTGATCCAAGAACTGTATCTAATGCGTTTTCAGAAGCTAATCCCAAAGTGATCATTTCTTCTTTTTTGTCGGCTCCAAACTTTCCTTGAGTGATTCCCAGTTCTACTTTGGTTGTGATTCTTGTTTTTGCAGCCGCTTCTTGAGCATCTTTAGCGTTTTTCGCTGCTAGTTTTAGCGTTTCGTTTTCAGAAGTTAAGGCTACAACACTTTGTGAAAGGCCTAAAACTTTTGCTTCAACATCTGACGAATCATGTCCGTCTGTAGGGTTGTCTTTAAAACCCAAAGCCATTAATGTGGCCATGCTTAAAATGATTTTTTTCATTTGATTAAGATTAATTTTTTCTTCTGTTGGTGTGATTGAAAGGCAAAGTGTTTTAATCTCCTCTTCTTTCATTAATTCGCCATTTTCGGCATACAATCGAACTGCATTTGCGTTAGAAGGGATTGCAACTATCGATACTTCATATAATTCACAAGCAATAAGCGTTAGTACTCCGTCAATCATTTGTAAATCTTCACGATTAAAAGCGATACCCATAGATGCCGCTTTTATAAAGCCACGTTCTACTTTTCCTTGTATCTTTTTTGAGTCTTCGTCTTCAGTATCAAAAACTGGTTTTCCCATTAGCAAGCCAGTCGTTTTTTCGACTTCAACCCATTTTCCAATAACCGCCCAAGTCGAGTTATAATGTTGGTCTAACATTACAGGATTCGTGTTGAAACGAGTTAATGAAATACCATCGGTTAAAATGCAAAAGCCATAAGAGTTCTTAATAGCCTCGTCATTGAAAATAAATGGATTAATTGGTTTTGGCATTTGCTAATTTTTAAAATTAAGTTAGGCAGTTCTTGCTTTTTGTGATGACAAAGATTAGCCAAACACAACTATCAAAAAAATAAACGTTCGGTTTGCGAACACCTATGTAGCAAGACTTAACATAGTTGTAAAGCAAGTAAACAGGTGTTTTTTTAAAAGGTTCTAATCGTTCAACTTTGCTAGTAAATAGTATAAAATGGCAGTTAGAAAAGAGACCGAAAAAGAGTATGCAAAATTACTTTTCATTAAACACAACATTGACCAAAAGGAGATAGCCATTAAAGTAAAGGTTACCGAGAAAACAATTGGAAAGTGGATTACAGAGGGAAAATGGCGAGAACAAAAACGCTCCCTGATACATACACGGACTAATATCATTCAGAAATTTGAGGATCAATTAGAGCGTTGGAATAGTGCGATTGAAAATAGAGACGACCAGCTTGCCAGTTCTAAAGAAGTTGATTTATTGAACAAACTGGCTTCGGGTATCAAAAAACTAGAAACAGAAATAGGTGTAGGCGAAATTATTACAACAAGCATGGAACTTGTTTCTTTTATTCGAACTATTGATTTTGAATTTTCACAAAAATTAACCGATTACGCCGACTTGTACATTAATTCAAAAATCAAGTAATGGCTAAACAAACCGATAAAAATTACTTAAAGGCATGGCAGGAATTTCGGGACAATACTCGAAAGGCAACACCTGTTGACTTAACTGAAAGTGCGGTCGATAAAGCAAAAAGAATTAAACATTTGGAATCGCACCCCGAAGAATGGTTTAAATATTACTTTCCAAACTTTTATACTTCAGAACCTGCACCGTTTCACATCAAAGCAACAAAGCGTGTTTTAAGCAATATGGAATGGTTTGAGGTTCGTTCCTGGGCTAGAGAATTATCGAAGTCTGGTAGAACGATGATGGAAGTACTTTACTTAGCAATGACGGGTAAAAAGAAAAACATCATAATGGCATCATCAACTTTTGATAATGCTTGCCGTTTGCTTTTGCCTTATAAATCAATACTTGAAGCGAATAATAGAATTATAAACGATTATGGTGAACAGCAAAGTATAGGTAATTGGGAAGCTGGCGAATTTGTTACTCGAAAAGGAGTTTCATTTCGTGCTATTGGGAAAGGTCAAACACCTCGTGGAACTCGTAAAGATGAAGTTCGTCCAGACGTTCTACTAATTGATGATTTTGATACTGATGAAGAATGTAGAAATATTGAAAGAATTAAAGCTAGTTTAAAATGGATTGAAGAGGCATTAATACCAACACGTTCTATCTCGGGTCATTTATTAATTATGGTTTGCGGAAACATCATAGCAAAATTTTGTTGTGTAACGGAATTAGCAAAAAAAGCAGATTATCATGACATCGTAAACATTCGAGATAAAGAAGGTAAAAGCACATGGCCAAACAAAAACACCGAGGCTTCAATTGATAGGGTTTTAAATACAATTTCATTCAATTCAGCACAAAAAGAATATTTCAATAATCCAATATCTGAAGGCGATATTTTCAAGGAGTTGACTTATGGTAAATGTCCGCCACTTTCATATTGTGAAGACGTGGTTGTTTATGCCGACCCCTCAACATCAAACAAAGACAAAGGAAACGCATCGACCAAAGCGATTGCCATTATAGGATACAGACAGCAAAAATACTATGTCTATAAAATGTGGGTAGATACTATGAGTAATTCCAAATTTGTAGATTGCTTGTATGAAGCTTACAAATATTTGAGTTTAAACAAAGTTGATACTAAGCGAATTTATATAGAAAACAACTCTCTACAGGATCCATTCTACGAACAAGTTCTTTTACCATTAATTTACCAACGTTCTAGAGAAAACGGCTTTACAATTCCAATTACTCCAGATAGTAGACGCAAGCCTGACAAGTTTTTTAGAATAGAAGGAACCTTAGAACCGCACAATCGCTTAGGACGCTTAATTTTTAATGTAGACCAAAAAGAAGAACCAAATATGGTAAGAACTCACGACCAGATGCTAGCCGTTTCTCCAACTACCAAAATAATGGACGCACCCGATGCTATTGAAGGTGCGTGTTGGCTCATTCAAAACAGAGTAGTTAAAAAAAATAGCATCTACGTTGTAGGACAAAGAAGCTCACGTAAATATTAAATTATGTTTTTAGAAAAAGAAGATTTAGGAAGTGTAATTTATGCTTACCAAGTAGAAGAAATTACCGAAGGTAACGATGATTTAGTATCACAAGCATTAGGTGCTGCAATAGAAGAAGCAAAAAGCTATCTGACTGCAAATGTGAATAGTTTAAAAACTTTCGACGGACGCATTGTTTATAATGTTGAAGTGATATTTAGCCAAACAGGACTAGATAGAAATTCATTGATATTACAGCATTGTTTGACTTTGGCCAAGTTTCATATCGCTGTTTTATGTAATGCCGATTTTATCTATGAGCAGGCCAAAGAGCGATACGATAGGGCGATTGATTGGTTTACAAAATTAGCAAAAGGTACGGTGGTTTTAACCTCACTACCTAGAATAAATATTGAAGAAACCGAAGACAGAAAGCCGTTTAGTTCAGGTTCAAGAACAAAATTTAATCACGATTATTAAGATGGGGAAATTTCAAGACATTATAAATATTGCTTTTGGCACAACAACTTTAGCAGCAGGAACAGGAACTATTACACAAACAAAAAAAGCAAATAGTTATGTTCCTACTATTGCACCTAAAACCATTTCGCAAACCCGTCAAGACATTAAGAATTATACTGACGCTAAGAATATGTTTTTAAATGCAGACAATCCAAAGCGTTATCCTTGGTACAACCTATTGGATACCATTATAGTCGATTTGCATTTGCAAAGTCAAATTAATAACCGAATGCTAAAAACACTTTCACAACCTTTTTTAATAAAAGATTTGAAAGGAAATTTAGACCAAGACTTAACCAGTTTATTGCAAAATGAAAAATTCATTTATCAAGTCAATAAAGCCATTTTACAAACTGTTTATTACGGACATTCACTTGGTGAGTTCGATTATGTAAATGGTCGCTTGGTTTTTAATTTAATACCTAGGCAAAATGTTGACCCTGTAAACGGCTATATTTTTAAAGATTATACCGATGATAAAAAAATAGAATATCGCTTGCAAAAAGAATACGGTTCTTGGCTCATTGAATTTGGAAACAATAAAGATTTCGGATTGCTAGACGGATGTGTGCCTCACGTTTTATTCAAACGATTTGCACAAAGTTGTTATTCTGAACTATGCGAAATATATGGCATTCCGCCTCGAGTGTTAAAAACAAACACGCAAGACAGGACTATGGTAGCTCGTGGTGAAAAAATGTTGAAAGACATGGGGTCTGCAGCGTGGTTTATTATTGACGAAAATGAAACCTTCGAGTTTGCACAAGGTGTTTCTACCAATGGTGATGTATATAAAAACCTAATGCAATTTTGTAATAATGAATTATCAATGGGAATCTCTGGAGCTGTTGTAGGTCAAGACACCAAGAACGGTTCTAATGGTAAAGAAAAAACCTCGATTGGAATCTTGCAAGATTTAATTGATAGTGATTTGTCGCTTATTGAGCAAACTTGGAATACAACTATTATTCCAGCGCTTAAAGTTTTAGGTGTTGTTACAAAAGATGCTGTTTACACTTATCCGCCCGCTGAAGATTTAGATAAACTTTGGAAAATGACAACCGAAGCCGACAAATTCAAAAATATTGAAGTAGATCCCGTTTGGATAAAAGACACGTTTGGTATTGAAGTAAAAGAAGTAAAACCGCAATCTGCGTCAGGAACAAAATTAAACTTAGAAGACTACGAGCGTTTTTTCGTTTAAGCCCTGAATATTTTGGGGCGTTTCACTCACGCATAACGAGTTTGTACAATTGTGGTTGCGATGATTGCAAAGATAAAGCTACACTATTAAATTTATCGATTAGCGATGATTTTAAGCAACTTTTAAACGCTGGTAAAAGCGCCTTTAAACGTTTGCATGAAATAGGCAATTACAAGCCACAGGATTTGAAAACTGAAAAAGTTTATCAAGATTTGATTCATCAAACCTATGATGTGTTCAACTTTGCAATTACCGATAACGATATGCCAAACGAAATGCGAACCGCTTTACAAAGCGATGCTTTCCTTTTTGGCGGCTTAAAAACCCATGCGCAATTATTTGAAGCTTCAAAATTATTGTTAGATGAGAATGGGAATTTAAAACCATTTAACCAATTATCTAATGAATTTGACAAACTGAATCTAACATACAATAAAAATTATTTAGAAGCAGAATACGAGTTTGCTGTAAGTTCGTCGCAAATGGCGGCAGGTTGGTCTGAACTGGGAAGTTCAGAGCGTTATTTTTTGCAATATAGAACTTCTAAAGATAATCGGGTACGTGATGAACACGCTGCACTAAATAATACTACTTTACCAAAAGAAGACCCTTTTTGGGATTCTTACTATCCTCCTAATGGCTGGCGTTGTCGTTGTATTGCAATTGAAGTCTTGAAAGACAAATACCCAATTAGTGATTCTGAAAAAAGCATTAAAGCAGGAGAAGCTGCAACCACACAAATTGGCAAAGACGGTAAGAACCGATTAGAGATATTTAGGTTTAATCCTGGTGCGCAAAAAGTGGTTTTTCCTCCAGCGCATCCTTATACAAAAGTGTTGGGAGCTAAAGTGGTAGAAAGTCAAATATCCAAAATAATTAAAACTTCTAAAAGAGTTGAAAACATCCAAGAAGTTCTAAAAAAACCAATTAAGGAGCAATACAAAACTATTTTAAATCATACTTCAGGAGCTCGGGTTGACATACATCTATTAGTTAATACTAATGCCGAAGATTATAAAGATGTTTTAAACGCTGCAAAAGCATTTGCACGAACAGGTAAAACGGCTAAACTTTTGCCTGAAATAAACATCAAAGACAAAGAAGCAAGGGATATTATTTTTAAAGGACTAAAGTCAAAAAGTAGCAATCCTGACTTATTAATTGGTAATGAATATGTAGATGTTAAAAGACCCAGTGCTATTAAAAATATTACTGGTAACGCCAATAGCGCATCAAAACAAGGTGCAACAGCTTTAATCTCGGATATTAGATTGGATAAAAATTTGAGTAATGAAATCTTGAATGAAAGAGCAAAGGATATTTTTAAAAACAAAAACTATACAAGTGACAAACTTTACTTTTATAGAGATGGTAAGATTGTTATTAAAAATCGAACAGGCGATAAATAATTGCTTATTTATCGCCTGAGCTTTGCCCGACTCGCAAGCCTGACTATGCAAATATACAAAAATATTTAATATGCAAGACTTTATAAAAAACATTCTATCGGATGTTAGCAAAGATTTAAACGGTGAATTTTTACAAGGATTTGATGATAAAAATTTTTTTGGAAGTCCTTGGCCTAAATCTACTAAGGGATTAACCGACACTGGAAAGTTACGAAGGAGTGTTTTTGTTCCTGGTCCAAAAATACAAGGTAATCAAATTATATGGTCGAGTTCTCTACCTTATGCCTCCATTCACAATCAAGGTGGCGAAATTATTGTAACCGAAAAAATGAAACGTTTTTTTTGGGCAATGTATTTTGAATCTTCTGGGGCGATTAGTAAATCTATTGAACAAAAAGACGGTAGTCGAGTTCTTTTTGTTTCTTCAGATAGCAAAAGCAGAATGTATAAACAGGCGACTTCGAAAAGCAAACGAAACATTAGAAGGAATGCAGAAGCTTTAATGTGGAAAAATTTAGCCTTGCAAAAAGTAGGTGCCAAGATGAAAATAAAGCAAAGGCAATTTATAGGCGATCACCCACAAGTTAGGCAACGCATCGAACACGTTGTTAATAAAAATATGGAAGAAATTGGAAAAACAATTTTTAATAAGTTTAAACAATAGCAAGGCGAAAATCAATTTCAAAAATCAATTAAAAAATAGAAGATGAGTAAAATAGTTTTACAAAGCATTCAAAATTTATTAAGTACTATTCCAGAGCTGAAATATGTAGATGAAGATTGGGGGCAACTTGACGATTATTCGCCAAATCCTCCCACGAAATTCCCTTTAGCTTTGATAGATTTGGGAAACTTGCAATATAGCAACATTGGTAAAGACAGAACTGCAATGCCTCAAAATCGCCAAATGGCAACAGGTGCAATTGTTATAAGTATTGCCAACTTAAGACTAACAAACACCAGTGCTAGAGCACCACAAACGCAAAAGGACCAAGCGTGGAGTATTTGGGACATTGTACAAAACGTACACGAAAAGTTACATGGTATTGCGGTGGGTGGTTCTGCTGGTGCTATGATGCGAACAGCCATGCGAAAAGTAAAGCGTGATGATGGAATACAAGAGTATGAAGTTACCTACGCTATTGGAATGACTAATGTTTAACTAAATAATTTAGTTTGAGAATTTATAACGTCTTCAATATTTTTCAATTCAGAGGTAATTGGCGTAAACAAAACTTGATATAAAGTAGTACGAGAGATAGGATAAACAGGGAAAATATATTGTTTGTGTATTTGAGTAAGTGGTGTATGTGGATGTTCCGAAATAGTTTTTTGGTACAGTTCCTTAATAAGCTTGTATCGTAACAGCTTATTTCTTTGTATTCCAAGGCTTCTGTTTAAGGATATAGACATATAGGCAAAAATATAAAACTTTTTTGGTATAAAAAAACCCACTTTTTTGAAGTGGGTTTTGAGTTTAAAATTATTTATCATCCTGCAATTGCGAATATAACTTGCGCTAGTCGCCATAAAAA